TTACGCAGAGGCAAAGTAACTGCTTCTAGGGTAGCTGACATCCTTGCAAAGACAAAAACAGGCGCTTCAGCTAGTCGCAATAACTATCTGATTGAGCTTGCCTTGCAACGAGTTACAAAGACCATAGAGCCATCATATACCAATTCAGCTATGGAATGGGGAACTCAAACCGAGCCACAAGCTAGGGTAGCTTATGAAGTTGCAACTCATAACTTTGTAGACCAAATAGCTTTTGTAGACCATCCTACGATTGAATGGTTTGGCTGCAGTCCTGATGGCTTAGTAGGTGATGATGGTCTTATTGAGATCAAATGTCCTAACTCAGCAACTCATTGGGAATACTACAAATCCAAAGAACCACCAAAAAAATACTGGATTCAGATGCAAGCTCAGATGGCAGTTACAGGGCGTAAATGGTGCGATTTCGTATCTTTTGACCCAAGAATGCCGGAACGCAGTCAGTTATTAGTGGTCAATGTACCTAGAGATTCTGAGTTCATTCTATTTATGGAAGCAGAAATCAAGCAGTTTTTAAATGAAGTTCAAACCGAAGTAAAACTTATGGAGAATAAATAATGGCTATAACCCATTTTGTAAAAGCAGTTGTATCTGAATACCAAGATAAAGATGGATCAACCAAAAAGCGCTATCAGTCTATTGGCGTACTCATGGAAACCAAACATGGCTTAATGCTCAAGCTTGAAACCCTACCTTTATGGGCTATGAAAGATGGTGGCTTATTGGCTTATTGCAATCCACCTGAAGATAAAGCCATCCCTACTGAGCAAGTATCTAAAGAGTTTGTGTCTGACATTCCGTTTTAAATTAGAATGGGTATAATGATTCAAAGGAGCGAATCATGAAAACTTGTTTTAAATGCAATATCCAAAAGCCATTGACCGAGTTTTATAAACACAACGCAATGGCTGATGGGTTTTTAAATAAATGTCGTAGTTGTACCAAAAAAGAATTCAACTGAAAACAGAAACAAAAATATTGAAAAAGTTAGGGAATATGACAGAGAACGAGGCAAAAATCCTCATAGAAAACAAGCAAGAGTTGAAATTAATAGAGCTTGGAGAAATGAAGATAAACGCAGAGTTAAATGTCATAGTGCCGTATCACAAGCAATAAAAAGTGGTGAATTAGTTAGAAGTCCATGTATTAGATGCAACGATGTAAATAGCCTTGCTCATCATGAGGATTACGACAAACCATTAGAAGTTATATGGCTTTGCCAACCTTGTCATAAGCAAAGACACAAAGAAATCAACAAACTTTTAAAGGAACTACCATGAAAAAAGCATTAGCAACAATCGTCTTATTATTCGCAGTTGGTCAAGCCGTAGCATCATGCCCTGTATATCAACCTTATCGTTGCGTATCAGGCTTTAATGGCAAGATGATTTGTGGATGTGGAGTATGAAAGAACTAGCCATTTTCTTCATTGGCTACATAGTCGGCTTGGGTATGAATGATGCCCAAGCGCAGACTTATGTTCTGACCAATCCACAAGGTTATGTCCAATCCACCATTCAGGTACAAGGCAATCAAGCTCAGATCGTCAACAATCAAGGATATGTAACTCAAAGCGTTACAGTCTATCCAAATCAGGTTGTTACGCCATCAGGCTATGCAGTAGGAACGCCTAGCTATACAGTTCCATCAACTCCACCATCACCACCTAGCCCAAGAGTATTGCAATGAACGCATACGAATTAGCAGATGAATTAGAAAATAAGCCATTAGCTTACGGAGATTGTATTCAAGACTGGTTATTAGATGCCGCCAATATGCTTCGCCAACAAGCAGTCCGCATAGCGGAGTTGGAAAAAAACTTTGATGCACTTAACGCTAAACATACAAAGCTAGTTACACAACAAAGTGCCGAACCAGTAGCGTGGATGCACAAAACATATTTTCAAAATGGCTTATATGAAGAAGATTTGGTTTGGTCAAAAGTTGATAAAAATTCTATTCCACTCTACATTCATCCAGCAAAGACACTAACAGATGAGGAAATAGAACAGTTGCAAGCAGAACATACTGAAAAAGGACATTTTGCTGATACTTTGAATGTTAAAGATTTTGCTAAAGCAATACTAAGAAAGGCACAAGAGAAATGATTAACTGGACTTATATTGCTATGACACTATTGATTTTAATAACATTGTTTCAGTCGTATGCAATGATTACTCATAATCATTTTTGCTAAGAAAGGCACAAGAGAAATGAATCGCCTTCTTAAAATGTTAAAAGCATATTGGAATGGAATTGACATTGAACAACTTACAAAAGACCGAAATCGCTGGCGAAGGCAATACGATGATTCTGTTAAAAAATGCACAAGATTGCAAAAAGCATTAAGAAAGGCACAAGAGAAATGAACTTAGATGAAGGCGCATTACAAGCTCATTACGATATGAGCCAATCCCAAGTTGGTGAAAAACTATTTTTATCGCAACAAGCCATTCAAAAAATTGAAGCCAAAGCTATTGATAACTTTAAACAAGCATTAAAAGAAAAGAATATAAATATCAAGGACTTACTAAATGACTGATTACTCTTTACCCATGATCGTTACACGCAAATTATTAAAAGAATATGAGACTGCAATGCTTAAACGCAACTCTAACAAAGCCTATCAAATCGCCTCTGACATTGTTGAAATGACCCTTAAATTACAGGATATTGCTAATGACCAAAATAAGTCTAACGGCAGCTGAAATCCAAATAGCCTCAATGGTTGGTGTTCAAAGACAGATTGAGGACATCAAGTGGAATAACCACGAAAAGATGGGCGAAAAGAAAGAGTTGGCATGGCAAAGGCATATTGAAGGAGCTTTATCAGAATGCGCGTTAGCCAAGCATTTAGGCGTTTACTGGAACAAAAGACCATATAACGAGCCTGATGTTGGCGATGTCGATGTACGAGTAACCCATTACGCAACTGGTAGGCTTAGGATTGATTCCAAAGACGATGACTTTAAGAAGTATTATCTTCTGACAGGATTAAACGGAGAATACATAATAAGGGGTTGGCTATACGGAAAAGATGGCAAACAGATGAAGTTTTGGACATCACCTGATCCTGACAGACCACCATGCTATTGGATTCCACAATCAGAACTAAACCATGTATAGAAATAAAAAATTATTAGAGCTAGTTCGTCAATTTCCATGTCAAAACTGCGGAATACAAGATGGAACAATAGTAGCAGCTCATTCAAATCAACTTAGGGATGGAAAAGGAAAGGGTATCAAAGCGCATGATTACCGAATTGCAAGCTTATGTTTTAAATGCCACGCAGAACTCGATCAAGGCAAAAACCTCAGCAAAGCGCAGAGATTGGAATTATGGGAAGAAGCGCACAGGCGAACTATTGCCGAATTATTCGAGCATGGGATGTTACATACCTGAATTTACCAATATGACATTAGAATTGGTTGTTCTTCAAAAACTATTACATGATGCTAGTTCTTAACTTACCTTTACCGCCTTCCGTCAACTCTTACAGAACCATCTTTAGGGGTAGGATGGGAATTAGTAAAGCAGGGCGCGAATTTAAGGAAAAGGTTAGCGATTATGTAGCTGAATACAATGTGCCAAAACTCGGCAAAGCTAGATTAGAGTTTCAGGTAACGATTTACCCTAGAGACAAAAGAAAACAAGACATAGACAACCGAATTAAGGCTTTATGGGATGCTTTAGCAGAATCAGGCGTATTTGATGATGATGAGCAAATTGATGTGTTAATCGTCAATCGCGGAGAAATTAAAAAAGGTGGTGGATGCCTTGTCTACATTTCGGTTTTAGATGATAATGAAGGGGCGTGAGGCGCTTTGCCCTAGAAATAGGGCGTTTTTTTAAGGATTTCCAATGAATGAAACCGAAAATGTCGCTATGTTTGCTGCTACTTTGTTGCATAGCGCTACAAATACCCATTTTTTTCATTGGTCAACTGATTCTTACTCAAAGCATAAGGCTTTGGGTAATTTCTATGATGAGATCGTTGAACTTGTAGACGATTATGTAGAAGCCTATATGGGTTGCTATGAGCAAGTTAAGTCTTTTCCAAGCGTATACCATCAGCCAAAAGAGCCAGTTAAATACCTAGAATCCCTAAAAACCTTTGTGGATGATGCTAGAAAAGACTTG